AGAAAATCTTGAAAAGGCAGGAATAGTAAAAATCACAGAAACTGATGGTGGTATGTATCAAAGAAGATTACATACTTACACATATAATAATAAATTATTAGGTGGTCATGGTTATGGTTTTGGTGAAGATGCTTTGATATATAGACCCGAAACAGATTTTGTTTTAATTGATGATACAACAGGTATGTCTTTAGAAGAATTACAAGAAGTTTATCCTAATAAATATTACAGTTATTATGACGTGTAAGTAAACACACATAAATAGTTATGGGATCTTCGGATCCCATTTTTTGTGTGTGGACTGTGGCTATTTCGCATAAGTCGCAGTGCAGTCCAGAAATGCGAAGTACCGAAGATATCGATTTGCCTTTCGACGATGAGTCGCAGTGCAGTCGAGAAATGCGAAATAACATTGGTAAGTTCGGCGATAAGTCGCAGTGCAGTGGACTTATGCGAAAGCGAAAATATTGGATATACATGAGAAATGGATTTTGTGTTGTGGAATGTGTAAAAGTTGTCAAATAGCTAATAGGCTAATACGAATTGACTCCAAGACTGTTGCAGAAGGCATCACAGCGTATTAGCAAGGGATATTGGACTCCTATTGGTTGTACAAGCTAATATGAGATATGCATGAGAATACTTGCTGATAGCAGGTAGTTAGTAGTAGAATTGTTCAAAATAGCTTTGGATAGCCTTATATAGAACTCCAGGGACATGAGACGTTATGGATAGTACTCGCAAGCAGAAAAAACTTACGCCCAAGCAGGAAAAATTCTGCCAACACGTTGCATCAGGAACTAACTTAAAGGAGTCAGCCGTCCTTGCTGGCTATTCAAACAACAATGCAGCTCGTGCAGGAGCATTCTTGGCGAACCATGAACCATTGGTACAGGCAAGGATTCAAGAACTCCAGAACAGAGGAGCAGCCAGAGCAACACTTACTTTATCAAAGCATTTAGATAATCTAGAACAGTTAAGGGACAAAGCAATCTCGAACAATGCCTTTGGTGCTGCCGTCACGGCAGAAATAAACAGAGGAAAAGCAGCAGGATTGTACGTGGATAGAAAAGAGTTAACAGTCAACAAAACTTCTGATATGACCAAACTAGATATTATTAAACGCATACAAGAACTTCACCAAGAGTCAGGAGGCATTTTACCAATACCAACTAGCTATTCTGTGGAAGCTGTTGAATCCTCGTCAAAGGATGATGTTCTGGAAACAACTTCTGAAAGTCAAGAGTCTAATGACTAGGATTCTTTTATCTGGAAGTCTTCCTAACTGTGATACTGTGGATCGTGACCCCCCTGCACAAAGTCGCCTTTATAAAAAAACTCCGCGTTGGTTCCTGACAAATGTCCTGCAAAAATTTTGCAAAAAATTTTTAACATGAGTAAAGAGCTAGAACATATTCCACAAGAGTTACTAGCGGAACATTTGGAACTATCCGAACGTCTCGCGGAACTCCAGAAGAAAGAAACAATACAAACAAACTTTATGCCATTCGTAAAAACCATGTGGACGGACTTTATAGAGGGAGAACACCACAGAATAATGGCAAGAGCCTTTGATCGAATAGCATCAGGCGAACTAAAACGGTTAATTATTAATATGCCACCACGTCATACCAAATCGGAATTCGCCTCCTACCTGTTCCCAGCGTATCTCGTAGGTAAACGACCAGGACTTAAGATAATACAGGCAACGCACACTGCTGATTTAGCTGTTAGATTTGGTCGTAAGATAAGGGATTTAATAGTCACAAAAGGTTTTAGAGAAATATTTCCTAACGTAGAACTAAACCCAGAGAGTAAAGCAGCAGGTAGATGGGAAACTAGAACTATCGATGGTAAAATGAACGGTGAGTACTTTGCCTCAGGTGTTGGTGGTGCATTGGCTGGTCGTGGTGCTGATTTATTTATTATCGATGACCCACATTCAGAACAGGATGCCATGAGTGCAAACGCATTAGACGATGCATACGAGTGGTATATGACAGGTCCAAGACAAAGGTTACAGCCAGGAGGAGCTATCGTGATGGTTATGACCCGATGGTCCAAGAAAGACTTGACTGGTAGAGTGATTAAAAAGATGATGGAATCCGACGATGCTGACCAGTGGGAGATAATCGAACTTCCTGCTGTACTGCCTAGTGGTAAATCCCTTTGGCCAGGATATTGGCCATTGCCCGAACTAGAAAAAATAAAAGCCTCTATCTCTCCCAGTAAATGGGCAGCAGAATACATGCAAAATCCAACAGGCGAAGGAGCATCGATAATTAACAAAGAGTGGTTTAAAATATGGGATAAAGACCAACCACCACCTGTAGACTACATTATACAAAGTTACGACACGGCTTTTTTGAAAACTGAAAGGGCAGATTTTAGTGCTATTACTACATGGGGAGTGTTTTACCCAGAGGGAACGATAGGCGATGAGCAATATACTGGTAACGAAGCACATGTTATATTGTTAGATTCTATAAAAGAACGTATGACTTTCCCTGAACTGAAGAAAAAAGCTCTAGAACAATATAAAGAATGGAATCCTGAATCGGTTATTATAGAAGGAAAAGCATCTGGTATGCCCTTGACTCAGGAACTCCGAGCCATTGGGATACCTGTTCAAACGTTTACGCCAAGCAGGGGACAGGATAAAATTGCTAGATTAAATTCTTGTGCTCCATACTTTAGTGGTGGCTATATATGGGTTCCAGAAACAAACTGGGCAGAAGAATTAGTCGATGAAGTATCAGATTTTCCTTACGGAGAACACGACGATTTAGTAGACAGCACAACACAAGCACTTATGCGATTTAGACAAGGTGGCTTTGTGCGATTAGATACAGATTTCGACGAAGAACCACTACCTAGAAGGAAACGAGTTTACTATTAGAGAATTTATAAGTATGATTTAGATTATCCACCTGGATTGGAGAATAAATGGCAATAGAAAAAGTAGAGTTAGAAGCGTTATTAAACGGTGAAGCAGCAGAGGTTGAGCTTCCAGAAGATATGGAAGAGATTCTGCCAGAGAATATTGTTATTGAGGGCGAAGAAGAAGAATCAAACATAGACATAATTCCTGATCCACCAGAAGACTTTAACAAAAATTTAGCCGAAATCATAAACGAAGACGATTTAACTGCGTTAGCTAGTGATCTTTGCTCTGATTTTGACGAAGATGAAGAGTCAAGAAGAGAATGGCTAGAAACTTTTACCAAAGGTTTAGATCTTTTAGGTATAAAAGCTGAAGATAGAAGTGAACCATTCCCTGGAGCGAGTGGTGTACACCATCCTTTGCTATCAGAATCAGTAGCACAGTTTCAAGCACAAGCATATAAAGAGCTTTTACCAGCTGATGGACCTGTAAAGACACAAATATTAGGTGTTTCTGACACGTTAACAGAGCAACAAGCTCAAAGAGTCAAAGAGTTTATGAATTATCAGATAACGTACAATATGGAAGAGTACGATCCTGAACTCGATCAACTATTATTCTACTTACCACTGTCTGGATCTGCGTTTAAAAAGGTATACTATGACCCAGCCAAAGCTCGAGCAGTAAGTAGCTTCGTTATGGCAGAAGATTTTATCGTTTCTTACTCTACAAACGACTTAACAGAGTGTCCTAGAGCCACACATGTAATAGAAATGTCAGGAAATCACATTCGCAAGATGCAAATGGCTGGTTTATATAGAGATTTAGAGATAGGAGCTCCTGCAAACGATTATGAAGGTGATATAGCAGGTGTAAAAGAGAAAATAGACGATATCACAGGTGTTTCAAAGCCTACAGACTCCGAAACATACACTGTTTTAGAAATGCACGTCGAATTAGACCTAGAAGGATTTGAAGATACGGTCGACGGAGAGCCTACAGGCATAGCTTTACCGTATATAGTCACTATAATCAAAGAAAGTATGCAAATACTGTCTATACGTAAGAATTTTAACCCAGATGACCCTTTAAAACGCAAAATAGAGTATTTTGTACATTATAAGTTCCTTCCAGGACTAGGTTTTTACGGTTTTGGGTTAATACATATGATTGGAGGTTTAAGTAAGTCTGCCACCTCACTATTAAGACAATTAATAGACGCAGGTACACTATCCAATCTTCCAGCAGGGTTTAAAGCAAGAGGAATGCGTATCCGAGACGATGATACACCCATTGAACCTGGAGAATGGCGAGATGTTGATGTTCCAGGTGGAACTATTAGAGATGCACTCATGCCGTTGCCATACAAAGAGCCAAGTGGTGTATTAGCCCAACTTTTAGGTGTTTTAGTTGACAGTGGACAACGTTTTGCTAATATAGCTGACATGAAGATGGGTGACATGGGTCAAGAAGCTCCAGTAGGAACAACTATTGCTATGATGGAACGTGGAAGCAAAATAATGTCTGCAATCCACAAAAGACTACATTACGCACAAAAAATGGAGTTTAAACTTCTTGCGAGAGTTTTTTCTGAGTCTTTACCACCAGAGTACCCATACGATGTAGTTGGAGGGTCAAGAACTGTCTATGCTAAAGATTTCGACGGTCAAGTAGATGTTTTACCTGTAAGTGACCCTAATATTTTCAGCATGAGTCAAAGAGTAGTGTTAGCACAAACTCAACTACAATTAGCACAAAGTGCACCACAATTACATGATTTACATCAAGCATACTATAAAATGTACAGTGCTTTAGGTGTACAGAACATAGATGAGATACTAATACCTGAAGACGAGGCTATACCAAAAGATCCAGTACAGGAAAATCAGGATGCATTGATGGGAATGCCTTTAAAAGCATTTTTAGAACAAAACCACGATGCACACATACAAGCACATATGGCATTTATGCAAAATCCTATGGTGCAACAAAATCCTGCTGCATTGTCTGCTTTACAAGCACACATACAAGAACATCAAGCGTTGAAATATAGACTACAGGTACAACAGCTTATGGCAGAACAAGGTATGCAATTACCTGAACCAGGACAACCAGTACCTATGGAGGTCGAAAATCAAATAGCTATGATGGCAGCACAGGCAACACAACAGATAACAGGACAAGA